CCAGTTGGAGTTGTCCGTGGACCGCTCGATGCGGAACCCGGTCTCGACCCCTGACTTGTCCGTCCACGACAGGTTGATCTGCGTGGATGACGCTGCGGTCGCCGTGAATGACTGGACGGCAGCCGGGGTGGTGACGCTGGAGGCGGTGACCCAAGAGGAGCTGCCTGCCGCGTTGGTGGCCCTGATTCTGTAGAGGTAGGCCGTGGACTCCGTCCTGCCCGTGTGGGAGTAGGAGACGGCGTTGGCTGCCGTGGTGGTGACCGACGAGTAGGTCGAGCCTGCGTTGGTGGAGACCTCGATGTCGAAGCCGGTCTCGGTGCTTGAGGCATCCGTCCATGCCAGGCTGACGGAGTCCGCAAAGCTCGAGGTGGCCGTGAACCCCGTGGGTGCCGCAGGGATGCCGAGAGTCGAGACCCCTCCGGATGAGTTCTGGCTTGCCGCGGTCTTGGTGCTCTCGTCGAACGACTTGAAGGAGCTCACCCAGTAGTAGTAGGTGGTCCCGGCTGCCGGGGCGCTTGCCCCGCTGTTGGTCGCGTTGTCCGTGTAGGACTGCACCCCGGGCCCGGTCGAGTTGAGTAGGGTAGCCCCGGTCGTCGTGTTTGAGGTGTTCCTGTAGATGTAGAAGCCGTTCTCGTCGCTTGAGGCATCCGTCCAGGTGACCGTGACCGCAACCGCAGTCGTGCTGGCGCTGGCACTCACCCCGGTAGGGGCGGTCGGCGGAGCTGGGATGGCAGCCAAGGTCGATCCGGACGTTTCTATGAGTGAGCTTTGGGCCGCAGCACCACGTTCGGCTGCAATCCGGAAGTTGTAGGTTCGGTCAGGCGTCAGTCCGGAGATCGTGGCAGAGGTCGCGTCGGCACCCGGAGCCGTGGCACTGGTCCAAAATGAGTTTCCGGAGAGCTTGTACTGGAGCAGGTAATCCGTATTCCTGGTCGAGTTGTCCGTCCACGAAAGGCTGACGGAGCTTGAGGTGGACGACGTCACCGTGAAATTGGAAGGCGCGTTCGGCCTGGTCCAGCAGGATGTCGAGTTGCCGGTTCCGTATGCTGAGTTTCCGGTGGCGTTCACGGCACGGACCCGGTAGTCGTAGAGAGATGCCTCGGTAAGTCCCGTGTTCGTGTACGACGTCGTGTTTGCCCCAACGGTTGCGATGTTGGACCAGGATCCAAATTGCTGCTGCTGGTCGTCGGCAATCCTCCGATCTATCTCGAATCCTGTTTCGTTTCCAGAATTGTCCTCCCACGCGACTCTGAGGCTTGCGTTGGTGGCGAACGCCAGGTTCACGAACACGTTCGATGGCGCATTGGGGACCACACCCGCCGCGGTGGTGGCGTTCGCGTTGCTGCTCGGGTTCGCGGAGTCGTAGCAGTTGACCGCGTTCACGCGGTAGTACCGCGTGGTTCCACCGGAAAGAGACGTGTCGGAGTAGGTCAGGGTCGTGGCAGCCACGGTCGCTATCTGCGTCCAGGGAGCGTTGCCATCGGCGGATCGCCACACGTCGTAGGCCTGTGCCTGGTTTGGCGATGCGGTGCTGTCGGCGTCCCACGACAGGTTGATCGTCGTGGAGCCGCTGGCGGTCGCTACGAGGCCGGTGACCACGTCGGGCTCCATGTTTGCGGTGCAGCCAACGGAGGTGCTTCCGCTCTGCGTGAGCCACGATGACCAGACAGTGGAATAATTTACGCCACGAACCCTGTACCTGTAGGTGTTTCCGGAAGAGATCGTGGTGTCCGTGTAGGTCACGACTGAGTCGATGTCTGCCGGGGTTGAGTCGTAGGTCGTGTACCCGAGAGAGGAGAAACTGCCTCCGTTCACCGACCTCTGGACCTCATACCAGACCGCCCATTCCGACTTGTCAACGAACGAGACATAGACCTCGCTTCCCTTGTTGACAACAGTTAGGTTCGTTGGTTGTACGACCTGGGAGGCGCAGGCGACCTCTATTGTGTATGTGCTCTCCCCAAACTCGTTCACCGCCTTGACTCTCAAATCGAAGAATTGCCCTTCATACTCGTTTCCAACGGAGATCAAAACGCTTGGGACAGTAGTGAGTATTTCCCTCCACTCGAACTTGAACCCACCGGTGTAATTCATTCTCCACTCGACAACGTAAGCGGTCGCCTGGTTTTCCGGGAGACCGCCCGTCCCCGGATCCCATTGTGCGTAGATAAATCCTTGAGGCTGGATTCCCGTGCTGAAGTCAGGGTCAATTATGTCTCCGGCTTGTAGGTTGGTCGGGACCGGAGGAACGTCGGTTGCCTGGATGGACGTGGGGATGAACCGGAACCGCCGCTTTCTCCCGACCGATGCGGCTCCGAATGAGGTGCCGTTCGTCGGGAGCGAGTTGATGTTCGAGTTCGGGTTCGAGTTAGTCATGGGTGATTCTTTGCCATCCAGTTGAGACCTGTGTTCCTTGGGCCGCCGAAGGAGCGCCTGTGGGCATCCTCGAAGCGTTCCATTTCCTTGTCCATGTCCCTCTGCTTCCTCTCGCGGATCATGCGGTCAACGTCCACGGCGACCGCCTTGGCCCAGTACCCCACGGCCATGCTCAGGGCGTCCAGGCGGTCATCGTGGCGGAGGCTTCCCCTGTCCCGGGTGATCCGGGTGAGCTGGTGGAAGAGCATGTAGGAGAGCTGCTTCTCCGGGGGGAGTCCCTTGGTGGACTCGTAGTCGGCCCTGACGACCGCCGGCTGCACCACAAGCCGGTGCTGGTTCATCACGGGCTCGAGGGTGTCGATGATCCGCTTCTCCTTCTGGGTGGAGTGGCGGACCTCCTCGGTGGTGCAGGGCCAGGTCTCCCGGAGGTACGGGGTGAGGAGCTGGGTGAACATCCCATCCCCGAAGTTCGACTCGACGAGGATGCGGTTGACCTTCTGGTCCCTGGCGACCTTGGCGAGTGCCTTGAGGTTCTCCGGGGTGTAGCCGCCGCGGAGGCCGCCGGCTGCCGTGAGGTGCATCCAGCCGTTGAGCATCTTGATGACCGCGTAGCCGGTCTCGTCCTCGCCACGTCCCGAGGGGTCGATTGCCATGACGGAACCCGTGTAGGGCAGGAACTTCTCGGAGATGACCTGCGGCCTGTGCCAGCGGTCACCCTTGAAGCCCACGGAGGGGAGGTCTTCCTCGACCCGGTCGGAGGCTCCTGACCAGACGAGCCGCTCAGGACCCTGCTCCGGGTCGCCTCCATAGGAAATGAGGTCGGAGAGCCTCAACGGATACCGCTCGGCGTCACTCAGGGACGTACTGAGCATGAACTGGAGCTGGAACCCGGACCTGCCCCAGGACAGGGCCCGCTCCTGGAGGTCCTCCTTCGAGAACCTCTTGGGATCCGTGGGCTCTCCGACCCTCGACTCGGACCACTCTTCCGTGACCGAGGGGGCAAGTCTTCCGCCGTAGGACTGGATCTCCTCTTCCTTGGGGTACAGGGCCGGCCAGATGCGGCACTCGTAGCCGCGTTCGTTCAGGACGTGGTAGATGGACTCCTCGGTCTGCGGGGTGCCGAGGAACACCACCCTGCCCCCTGGCTTGATGATGGCATCCACTTCCTTGATCCGCTCCTGAAGCTGCTCCCTCATGGTGGTGGTGGCCGAGTTGTTGGACACCTCCACGTCGTCGAGGATGACGCAGTCCGCACGGGAGCCCGTGAGCTGCCCCGTGACGCCGAGGCTCTTGACGCTCGGGGCGTGGCTCGGGGGAGCCGGTGCCACGTCGAAGGCGATGGAGGAGTTCCTCTGGGCATCCCTCGGTGCCAGGTGGTGAAACAGGGGCACCGCCGCCATGAGCTTCTTGCAGAAGTTGGTGAACTCGTCCGCCCTCTGCTTGGATGCAGACACGACGAGGAACTGCTTCGACGGGTCCAGCATGAGCTGGTGCATCACGAAGGCGGACGTGATCCAGCTCTTGCCCACCCCTCGGAAGGCCATGAGCACCTGCCTGCGTGGCCCGTTCTGGACCCAGTCGGCCATCTCGTACTGGACCTTGGTGGGCTCGGGGAGCCCGATGGCGTTCCAGGTGAGGTAGAGGACGTTGCGGAAGTCCTTCAGCCTCGGGTCAAGGTTGTCCTGCAAGCGTCAGGTCCCGAACTTGCGCTCGACCTCTGTGTCGAAGGGGAGGTTCTGCGCCAGCCGCAGCATGGGGGTTCCCTCGAGTGCCGCCTGGTCGATGCAGTTGTCCTTGAGCATCTGGCGGGCGACGTTGAGGTCAGCCGGGGTGGCCTCACCGGACTGGATCCGGCGCACCAGTTCCCCGCAGAGGAGGGAGTGGAGGTCCTTGAGGACCTGTTTGTCAGCCATTGGCGACGTAGGCGATCAGGGTGTGGTTGCTGCCGATGGCCGCCGAGGTGCAGACGCGCATCAGCGGGAAGCCCTGGACGACCTTGACGTAGGTGCGGTAGCCGCCGTTCGATGTCCAGTCAGGGGTGACCCCGACAGGGAGGGTCATCGCGGAGACGAGGAAAGAGTCGATGGTGACCCAGTCCACGCCGTCGAGGGAGCCCTGGAGGGCAACGGTGCCCGAGGTGGTCGGGGTAGCCGTAGCGGTCGCCTTGACCTCCGCGACGAAGACGCTGGTGTAGCCAACGACGGGGCGGTAGGCGGTCGCGGTTCCGGTGATGGCCGATCCAGCGGCCTGGTTGACGAGGGTGACGGTCTGCATGTGGTTACTTTGAGAAGAGGTGGATGAGGAGGGACACGGCAGCCGAGACTGCCCCGGCTCCCCCGATGATGAACGAGCGGGCGTGTTCGAGTTCCCGCAGGCGGTTGTCGTGGTCCTTGATCTGCTCCTGCTGGTGGCCCTGCATGGAGAGCAGGGAATCGACCTTGCCCTCGAGGCGACCGATGGCGAGGAACAGCTCGTCGTTGTGCTGCTGGGTCATGGTCAGCTCAACCGGAGGAACCACATGCGCCAGGAGGCCTGCGTCCCGGCGGTGCCTGTCCCGGAGTCCGTGAAGTTCGGTTCGTTGCCCCAGCCTGCACCGGACGCACCCGTGTACTTGAAGTAATAGAAGCTGTTGGCGGCGATGGTGATCTCGCCGCCGACTCCGGTTCCCGGGTTGTATTCGTCGTCATTGGGGTTCAGGACCAGGAAGCCCCACGGGTTGAGGACATCGTCCGGGCTCGGGACGTTTGATACTCCCGTGAGGCCCCACCTCGACCGGCTGTACATGAGCAGGATCTTGATGGGGTTGGAGGTGTTGTTGTTGATCCGGAAGAAGTTCTGCCCGCTGTTCTCGGCGAATGCGTTTGTCGCACTCTTGTAGGTGACGACGTTGAGGCGCGAGTTGACCGAGTTGGACAGGCGGCACTCAACCTGCACCGTGGAGGTCGAGACGACCGTGGCCGTGATTGGGTTGATGTTCCAATCCATGAAACCCTTGGAATCGACGTAGCCCTTGGTGGCTGCATCGGAGACATTGACCGGGGTTGCGACCGACGTGACGAGCTGGCTGCCCATGCCCACGGACCCGGTCGGTGCCGCCATCTGGTCGAGGCGGTTCGTGCGGACAGTCGTGTTGAAGTCCGTGATCTTGGACGCGGTCAGGTTCGGGATGTCGGCAGCGGCGAGGACACGGAAGTCGGGGATGCCGGCTCCGTTCGACGGTGCGGCAAGCACCTTGTTCTGGTCGAACTTGGAGAACCCGACGTTGAGGTCACCGGAGCTGAGGATCGGGGAGTTCCCAACGGTGAAGATGCTGG